ATGGATGCCTGGATGGAAACAGTTGCCGATGTAATTGTCGGTGATGCGGATGACCCAAAAGTCATCCAGAAGGAAGCGTAAGCCGTTTACTTGTTGCGGTGGCAATAGCCACCCATATTCCAATGAGTGAGTGGACAAGCGCAGAAGATTTATTAACTGCAGTTGAGATTTTAAAGGAGCGAGGATAATGGCTAATGATTCCAAAATTGCCTATGACAAATCCGACCTCCGAGATGTCTACAAAGCGTTCAAACTTATGGATGCTCAAGCAACGGATGAAGCAAGAAGGCAGTCTGCTGCTTTGGCGTATTTTGCATCAGAAGAAATTAAGGCTGCAGCTAGAGGCAGAACAAAAGCGGGCGAAGTTGCGCAAAGAGTTGCGGATGGAGTTAGCATTTCGAAGTCGAGCAAAATCGGTGAATTTAGATATGGGTTTGCTAGACAAAAATTTTCAGGTGGTGCTACTACACAAACGCTTTGGGGCGGTATTGAGTTTGGATCAAACAGGTTTAAGCAGTTCCCAGCGTTTTCAGGGCGAGCACCTGGCGGTGGCAGTCGTGGATGGTTCATATACCCAACTCTTCGCAGAATTCAGCCTGAACTAGTGAACAAGTGGCAGGAATCATTTGAGCGCATTCTTAAGGAGTGGACATAATGGCAAGAGATAATCGCACGTTAAAGTTATCGATCCTTGCTGATATTGATGATCTTAAAAAGAAACTAGATCAAGCAGATAACACAGTTCAACAAAGTTCAAGCAAGATTGGTGATTTTGGCAAAAAGGCTGGATTAGCATTTGCAGCTGCTGGAATTGCAGCAGCAGGTTATGCAAGCAAATTAGCAATTGATGGCGTTAAGGCTGCGATCCAAGATGAGCAGGCGCAACTTAGATTAGCCAATGCCCTAAAGGCTGCTACAGGGGCAACAGATGCTCAAATAAAGTCTACCGAAGCCATGATCCTTAAGACTAGCCTTGCCACTGGCGTAGCAGATGATCAACTTCGCCCAGCATTACAAAGATTGGCAGTTTCTACAAAAGACACAGTTGAAGCACAAAACTTATTAAATCTTGCATTAGACATCAGCAAGGCAACAGGTAAGGATCTTGAATCAGTAGCCAATGCTTTAGGTCGTGCTCAAGATGGTAACGCAACATCATTAGGCAGATTAGGACTTGGCTTATCAAAAGCAGAATTAGCCACATTATCATTTACAGAAATTCAAACTAAGTTATCTGATCTTTATGGTGGCGCAGCAGCTGCAAACGCTGAAACATTCCAGGGCAAAATTGATCGTTTAAAAGTAGGATTTGATGAGGCTAAAGAATCACTAGGTACTGCATTACTACCCCAAATTGAAAAGTTTATTGGATTTTTAAACACAACTGGCATTCCATCATTGAACGCATTTATTGCAGGATTAACAGGCGACGAAGGATTATCTGCTTCACTTACTGAAAGCCAAAAAGGAATAGAATCTTTTGGAAAGTGGAATTCTTGGCTGGCTGATAAAATATCTAGTTTAGTTACTTTTATAAGAGAAGCAATTGGATTATTGGTAGAATTGGCAAACACAGGAATTAGAGCAGCCAATATAGTAAATACAGGGCCTGATATTCCATACATTCCAAACCCATCACTTACAGGTGGAATGCTTGGTCAAACACCAAAAGTTCCAACAAGCACTGGCTTGGATAGAAACCCAACTGGCAGAGCGACGACTGTCAATAACATTACAGTTAAAGCGGTGGATTCAGAAGGCGCAGCCAGAGCAGTTGCAAAGGTATTAACTCAATCATCAGCCAGATCAATTCCGGCACTTGATGGCGCAAGTATTAGAAGATTCCAGTAATGAGTGATTTCACGCCTGAATGGCGATTACTGGTCAATGGGGTTAATTACACAAACGTAACAATTGCAGATATATCTCACGCATCGGGGCGGGATGATATCTACATTCAGCCAAACCCCTCATACATTGAAATTTCTTTAGTTGCGTTAGAAGAAGAAAACTATTTATTTAGTATTTACGATGGATTAACTTTACAGGTCAAAGATAGTACCGGAACATACGTAACTCTTTTTGGTGGCAACATTACAGACATAACCACAACAGTCAGCGTTACTGGATCAGTTGGTAAGGTTTACTCATACAACCTAATTGCTATGGGCTCACTTGCTCGTTTGGCTAAAACCATCAGCGAAGGCGTATTAACATCAGAGTTTGACGGAGATCAAATTTATGCCTTGCTTACGGAGTTTTTATTAGGCGACTGGGTTGGCGTATCAGCTGCACAAACATGGGCAACCTATGATGCAACGACTACATGGGCAACTGCTGAAAATTTAGGAATTGGCGACATCGATCAGCCTGGTCAATATGAAATGGTTAATCGTGGATCAAACACAGATACGATTTACAATATCGCTTCACAGATAGCCAATTCAGCCTTTGGATATTTGTATGAGGATAACGCTGGCAACATCGGTTATGCAGATGCAGACCACCGCCAAAATTACATAGCTGCTAATGGCTCAATTGAGGTTTCAGCAAACACAGCTATTGGAGCAGGACTTACCACCACAACTCAGGCAGGTAATATCCGCAACGATATAAACCTAATTTATGGCAATAATTTTAACGATTCAGAAGTCGCTTTAGATGCAACCAGCATTTCAATTTATGGGTACAAATCCGAAAGCATCAACTCAAGCATTAAGAATCAAACAGATGCTGAAAACATAGTTAATAGATACCTAGATCTTCGTGCTTATCCATACCCAGTATTTGACAGCATTACATTCCCAATCACTAACCCAGAATTAGACGATACAGACCGAGATCACCTTTTAAACGTGTTTATGGGTCAACCACTGACCATCACCGATTTACCGCCTCAAATAGCCTCTGAGGGGCGTTTTCAGGGGTATGTAGAAGGCTGGTCATGGAGCACGTCATTCAATGAGTTATATCTAACGATTAACCTCAGCCCAATAGAGTTCTCAGCCGTATTCCAATCATGGAATGAGGTCAATGCCTCCGAAGCATGGAACACATTATCAGGTACAATTACCTGGCGAACAGCGATAGGAGTAATTTCTTAATATGGCAACAACTACCAATTATGGGTGGGGCACCCCCGATGACACCGATCTGGTCAAAGATGGTGCACTTGCAATTCGAGATTTAGGTCAAGATATTGATACGACCACAAAAGCCTTAAACCCAGAAACTACAACTGGCGACATTGCATACAGATCAGCTACTGCAAACACAAACACAAGATTAGCACTTGGAACAGCAGGTCAAGTTTTGACAGTCAATTCGGGTGCAACTGCTCCTGAATGGGCAAACGCAACTGGTGGAGGAAAAGTTTTACAGGTCGTTTCAACTTTGAAAACTGATACATTTTCAGCTGCTTCAAATTCTCTAGTTGATATTACTGGTTATAGCGTATCTATTACTCCGACCTCTGCAACGAGCAAAATACTGGTCTTTGTAAATTTAAATGGTAATGGTACACCTGCAAGCAACGGATCAGTTTTTGCAGTGTTGCGCGGTTCAACTGATATTGCAGCCCCATCTTCTCCAGGTAGCAGAGATGCAGGTTTTGGAAATATCTACATAAATGATGCAGCGCAAATGGGATCAACGAGCATTACAGTTTTGGATGCGCCAGCAACAACTTCTGCTTTAACATACAAAGTGCAAGGACAAAACACGGGAACAAGTGGTGGAAGTTTTTACATTAACCGAACATCGCAAGATGCCAACGACAATAATCATTCAAGAACGTGTTCTTCAATTACAGTAATGGAAATTGGTGCATAATGATAGATTACACAAAAATCCTTAATTCCAAATACCCTGGTTCACAATGGACTTTAAACGGCGATGATTATGATGGTTTGACTTGGTTGTCAGATACACCTAAACCGACCAAAAAGAAGTTAGATGATTTATGGGCAGAAGTGCAAGCAGAAATCCTTGCTACTGAAGAAAATAAAAAATCTGCCAAAACGGCATTACTTGATCGTCTAGGCATTACAGAAGCAGAAGCAAAACTTCTTCTATCTTAATGAAACCCTGGCTAAGTAAATCTGCGGTTCAATTACGGGAGCAAATTGACGACAATTTTCCTGATAGGGATAGGCGTTCGGACGGCTGGATAGCGGACGCTAGGCACATGTCTGCTGGAACAAAGTCGGATCACATACCTGCAAAAACTGGCGTGGTTAGAGCAATCGATGTAGATAAAGACATCAGCCAAATCAAAGATTTGATGGTTCACTTAGTAGAGCAATTGCGACTTTACGCCAAAGCAGATAAGCGCAAACGCATCAGTTACATAATCTTTGATGGTAAAATTATGTCTGCTAGAGGAAATTGGAAATATCGGACTTACAAAGGTTTTAACCAACACAAGTCGCACTGCCACCTTTCCTTTAGCCCTGCGGGAGATCAGGATTCATCGTTTTTCGACATCCCACTTCTCGGAGGCAAAATATGAAACTAAGCAAGAAACATAAAGCAGCAATCAAATCTTACCTGCGAGCAGTAGCAGCATCTGGACTTACAGTTGCCCTAGCAATTGCTGGAGATATGCGACCAGAATATGCAGTATTGCTTGGCGCACTTGTCGGGCCAGCAATCAAGGCGTTGGATGTAAAGGAATCTGAGTTCGGGATAACGCCTAAACTATGAGCGATTCAGACATGCTTACCTTTTACTTTGCAAGTTTGGCGGTAATTGGTGGCCTTGCAGCATTTGTTATCACTCACTTACTTAACGAAATTAAAGCGCTTCACCAGCGTGTCGATGAGATCTACAACATCCTCTTAGAGCGATAATTTTAAACATGGCAAATACACGCAAAAAGCAAGCACCTCGCAAAAAGATTGCGAAGAAGCGGATTGTGCGTAAGTCGCCAGAGCCATTAACCAAACTAGACGTATTTTATGCATCACTGCATGAATGCTACAAAGCAGCTCGTAAGGCTGGTTTTAGCGAAGGCGTTGCACTTTGGATGATGCAAGACAGGATCCTACCCGACTGGATTGTCGGAGATGGTGCGATCATTCCAACGATTGATCCAACTGATGATGAAGAGGATTTTGATTAAGCGATACCTGGTTATTTCAGATTTACAGATTCCCTTTCACCATGAGGCAGCTGTTAAAAATGTAATCAAGTTAGCAAGACGGGAGAAGTTTGACAGTGTACTTAATGTTGGTGATGAGATTGATTTTCAAACCATTAGCCGTTGGGCTGAGAAAACACCTTTGGCTTATGAGCAGACTTTACACAGGGATCGTGAACTTACTCAGTCGATTCTCTGGGATCTCACCGAGCACGCTAGAGAGGCTCATATTGTCCGCTCTAATCATACTGATCGCCTATACAACACTTTATTAAAGGTACCTGGCTTAATCAGTTTGCCAGAGCTGCAGTACGAAAAATTTATGGACTTTGCCACAATGGGCATAACATTCCATAAAACCTTTTATGAGTTTGAAAAGGGCTGGATCCTGGCACATGGCGATGAAGGCAACACAAACCCTAACCCAGGCATAACTGCCCTAAATCTGGCTAAAAAGGCTGGTAAGAGCGTTGTTTGTGGTCATACCCATAAGTTAGGGCTAAGTGCCTACACAGAGGGCTTAGGAGCCAATTACAGGACGATTTGGGGCATAGAGGCAGGAAACCTTATGAACAAAGCCAAAGCATCCTATACCAAGGGTATAGCGAACTGGGCGATGGGCATCGTGATCCTGGACTGGGATGGCAAGAATATGACCCCTACGCTTATTCCAATTAACAAGGATGGTTCATTTACTGC